CCAGGAGTGTTAGGTGTTACTATAGATAATCTTCCACGTCCAATCAGTTATATTAACGCACAAGAATCACAAGTGAAAGAATGGTTGCAGCGTATGGGTCCTAAAACACGCATGCGTGTGGGCTTCTCTTGGTCGGGTCGCAGAGATGCCTGGCTCAACAAACACAAAGGTGTGCCGTTTGAAACCATGTTGGAGTTGGTTAAAAACAATCCGCAATATGAGTGGATCAACCTGCAGGTGGATGCCACAGACGAAGAGTCTGCTGCTATGGCTGCAGCAGGTGTTACTATGTATCCTGGATCTGTTACTAGTTTTGCAGAAACTGCGGCATTGATGATGTGTTTGGATGTTATAATTTCAGTAGACACTGCTGTTACACATTTGGCAGGTGCACTGGGACGGCCCACATGGTTGATGCTACAGTGGTTTGCCACAGACTGGCGTTGGATGTTGGATCGTGATTCGAGTCCTTGGTATCCTACTACTAGAATATTCCGTCAACCCAGTATGGGCGACTGGACAAGTGTTACCAAAAAAATAGAACAATATCTAACTTGGTTCAAAGTATAGCCAACAAAAAAGCACCCTAGGGTGCTTTTTTGTTCCTTCCCATCCCTGGGTTGGCATCTCTGATTAGGAGAATGAAAGGTTAGACACAGCGATCTCACCAACATAGTCACCAGCATTGCCGAAGCTAGATGCAGTGTTTGTCAGTTCGATGTAACCATAACGTGTCATGAATGACACGACTGGTTCGAATGTGCTTGGATCCAACACAACGCCTGAAGACATCAATGGGATGTATGGGCAGTAGAATGCTGGTGCGTCAGCTTCTGAAGAACCTTTGTAACCGACCAGTACGCTTTGTGTGTCAGCAGCATAGCTGTCAACGAACACACGCATAGAGCCGTTCAATGTACCAACAAACTTGGTGTTGGTAGGTGCTTCGAATGTACCTTCTGTAGTGCGAGCAAAAGCAGAAGTAGTTGCAGATTGCAATACTGTCAAAGCAGCTGAACTAACTACAGCGTAGTTACCAGCGCCACGACGTGTGCGTTGAGCAATCAAGTTAGCAACACGGTTAACCAACACAGCCAGTGCGGCGTGTTCGTCACCAACGAATGTTGCTGTACCAGAAACGGTAGCTTGGTTGTATGTGAACTCAGTAGCTGCCAGTGAACGCAAGCTCAAGAGAATCTCTTGGTCGATTTCAGCTGTAATCTCTTGAGCCAATGCTGCCATGATTTCTGCTTCAACGTCAATACCATGCATGGCTTGTGCGTCTTGTGCAGATTCAAATGTCCAGCGAGCTTGCAACTTACGTGTGCGAGCTTCAACGGCTTGTTTCAGGATCTGAACGCTAATTTGCTTACCGCCAGTACCTTCCATGGTAGCTGTGTTGCCACCAGTGTAGTTAGTAGCTGTGGCTGTGCCAGCAGGTACTGTAGAATATGCCTGAGCAATTTTGAATGGGCTCAAAGCTTCTTCACCAGCTGCAACGCTGGTAGCGGCTGCACTGTTGTCTGTCAAGCTGTTGGCATAACGCACACGCAGGGTGTGAATTTGACCAACAGGACCTGTCATGGGCTGAACGCCAACCAACTCGTTAGCAATAACGGTGGGCATGACACGACGGATCACTGGCAGAATAACACGGTTAAGTGTTGCAATGTTACCAGCAGCAGTTGAACCTGCGCTTGCATTCTCTTTCAAATAGCGACGAGTATTCTCGAGGATTACGTTCATGCTATTGCGTTTGGTTCCATTAAGACCTTCTAACAGTGCCTCTTTGGTTTCGCCCCAACGACTTTCTAATAGTTCTTGTGACATTTAAGTCTCCTTGTTAAGATTAAAGACCTGCCAGGCGCTTGAGGTCAATCACGTTGCTGCGATCTTCCGACACACTGGGAACAGTAGTTTTATCACCAGTTACTGAGGTGACAGATTCTGCAATTACTTTACGGGCTTTCGCAGTTCTATCTTCCAACACTGCTGGTAGATACTTTTCAAAAGCATTTTTCAAACGGGCAGTTTGAACACTTTCGAGTAAATTACGCATGACTTCTTGCTTTTCCCGGTTTAAGGGACGTAGCAGTTCATCCATTGTGCTTTCACGCTCATTGGATTCACGGATCATACGCAGTTCACGTTCTTTTGACTCCACCACGGTCTTTGCAGTACGGGTGATGTCGATTGCTTTACGCAATTTCTGATCTTTCTCAGCAATAATGTCATACAGTTTACGGACTTCTGCCTTCTCATTGAGATGAGTGGCTCCAAACTCTGCTGCATACGCTTCGAAGATTCTACGACCAAAATTGTTCTCTCGAGCAATTTGGATGTCTTCTTGTAACTGATTCAACTCAGCCTTGAGATGACGGCTAACAGCTTGACTCATCTTTTCAGCAGATTCTTTTACAAATCGTGCTTTGAGTGACTCAAGTTTGCCACGTGCTTCACGTACCAGACGTACCTTTGTCTCTACGACATCGCGTTTGTCTTTGGCGAATTCTGTGATTTCACGTGCCAATGCCTGCACCACGAAGTTTTCAAGTTTTGCAACTCCTTCAGTGTGCATTTTGCGGTCTTTGCGCAATTCGCCAATTTCTTCTGCAAGTTTAGAAACCATGAAGCCGTTGAACTTCTGTGCTGATTCTTTCATCTTGTGTTGGAACTTGACGCGATCTTCCGTAAGTGCTTGCTTCTCAGCAGCCACTTGCGCAATTTCTGCGGCCAAACCTTCTGTTACCATCTTGTCTAGGGCTTCTACCATTACTGTCTTGTCATGCTCATAGCGTTGTGCAAACTCTTCTCTGAGTTCACCACGTACCTGTTCACGGGCTTCGTTTAGTTTTGATTCCCAAGCTTCGTTGAGTTCTTGACTAACGTCTTCGTTAATTAGGCCACTATCAAGCAAGGGTTTAATTGCATCAAACATGCCTGGTTCTCCTTAGATTTTGAGATCCCGAATGAGTCTTTTAACTTCATTCTTTAGGTATCTCTGTACTTTGTCGCCTTCGCCAGATTCCCGAGCCATCTCCATCAGTTTATGACCGTGCTTCATGTTCATGAGACCTTCATAAATTGCTGTTGGATAAGCATTGGGTGCGCTGGGTTGTGCAACCACATCTATAGTGACAATTTCAAAGTCACTTACATGTCCTGTTCTGTCGTCTACGTTACCGCTGCCACGACTGCTGACGCCAAGTTTTACACCTGACGTGATCAGCGTTTTAATCAATTCTCCCATGGGAGTTGGCAATATCTTCAACTTACCGCAACCAGCATGTCCGTCCATCCACATGCCTTCAACTGTGTGGCACACACGATCTAAATTGATTTTTAGATCATCTGGATGGTCCACTTCACCTAAAACGGAGTTGCCGCTGTGGATCTGTTCGTTGATAGTTTCTACTGCCTTGATAATTTCGTGTCGTGGATAGATACGTTCATTTGCATTCTTCTTGTCGCCTTCAATGCAAATGCCTTTGAGGTAGAGATGCTTTTTGCCAGACATATCAGACTCTTCCAAGACCTGAATGTTTGCCTGGCTAAAAGTTAAATCTTCTCTTAGGTATCTAGATGACATCTAATTAACCCTTACGTCCGCTTGGAAGTGGGCTCTTGTTGTTTTGACCTTCGCTGCCGGCGCCCATTTTAGGCTTTGGTGCTGCGCTAGGTTTTTGTGTGCCTTGTGCAGGTGTGTTGCCGACTTTGCCAATCAAGTCTTTGGTGTTGTTGCTGTAAGCAGATGTGTCATGATGTCCACCTTCAGCTGCACCAGTGTGTACTGGACGGCTGGCCATGCCTGCTTGTCCGCTGTTGGCTGCATAGGTAGACTTTTTGTTTACGCCGCCTTCTTCACTGGTCACTGGCTTTGGGGCTGCTTTTAAACTCACAGCTTCCATCATGCCTGGTTCCATTTCGTCAGTATCATCCATTTCAATGGCGTCACCGCCTTCGTCAGGGCCAAAACCGTCGCCATCACCCATGTCGTCACTGCCCATGAGGTCTTCAAATTCGGCCATCAATTGGTCCAGTTTGTCTTCCAAATTCATGATGTCGTCTTTGGTAGCTGGCTCGTCACCGCCGCCTTCGTCGCCCATGCTAAATTCTGCTTCTTCTTCGTCATCGTCAGCAGACATGCTAAATTCTTCTTCTTCGTCGCCTTCGGCTTCCATGTTCATGTCAGATTCTTCTTCCATTTCCACGTCATCGATTAGGTCGTCGGCAGCATCGCCGCCCATGGCTTCTTCGATGTCTTCGGCTTCGTCTAGTTCTTCATCGGCTTCTTCAGCCATGATATTTTCATAGATTTGACGGCTTTTTTCCACAACGATGTCGTGGAATAATTCGCGGGCTTTCGCCTCTTCGTCATTGATTACATATTCAATCAATTGTTCAAAACGGTTCATATGGGAAACTCCTATAGGTAAAGTGTGCTGTTATTTACACACGAGGAGAAAAACACCAGGTTTAAGAGGTGAAAAAGGCGTATAAATGTAAAATTGCTGTCACAAAGTTTTACATTGCCGGAGGAGCAGGGGGAGGTGCATACTGTTTGCGCACCAGTTTGAGTTTTTCTTTGAACTCATAAGTTCTCACATCATTCATTTTTCTCAGTTTGTTGAGTTGACGTAATGTGAGACGAGTTTTACGCAAATCACTCTCTTGCGGCTGACTGTTGTCTTGCGACAAGTCTTGAAACGCTTCAGGGTCTTTGCGAAAAAATTCGTTTAACAGCATGTTGTTATTTATACTGCACCAGGTGCAGTAGCGGCGCCACCTGCAGGGGCGCCTGGTACTACAGGTACAGGTCCTGCACCAGCAGGTGCGCCAGCGCCATTGGCGGCCATACCAGCAACTTCTTCACCTGTTTCAATGTCAGATTCCAAGGCACCTGGGGTAATACCAATGCTACGCATGTCTTGTCCTGCGTTGGTTTCCAGTTCAGGCTCGTCACGTTCTTCACGCCACATTTCTTCGTTTTCTGCAATTTCTTCTTCAGTTAGACCCAAGAAACGTTGCAACAAAAAGCGTTTGCTCATGTAAGGCAATGCTTCCAACTGTGTAAATGCACCAATACGTGTGGTATCCAGCTCGCTTTGACGGTAGCTGGCAAAGTTTTGAGGTGCATTAAACTTCAAATTAAACAGACTAGAGTCTATGTTAAACCCACGCCATTTCATAAACATCTTGAATTCGTCGTCTAGTTTTTGCACAATCAATGCTTGCAAACGCTCGCAATACTGATTGAATCTGTACTCTTGAATTAGTGCAGTGCCCACTTTTCCGTCGGTCATGGCACGATCTGAATCGTCTGGGCCTGTGGGCAAGTAACTTGACGGCACACGCAAACCACGGGCCATTTTGTTATTGAAGTATTTCAAGTCATCAATTTCGCCCAAGTTTTGTCCGCCTTGCAGGGTGTCTACGCTACTGCCACGACCGTCTGCCCCTTGAGGAAAGAAGTAATCTTCGTTGATTGAAAGTGGGTTGTAACTGGCATCCATCATATTGTTGCCGCCACCTGTCATGGTGGGGATTCTGCGCTGATGCATTTCGTTTTTCACACGTTCCACAAACGCCATGGCCACGTGACTGGGCATGTTACCCACATCAATTTTGAAGATTCTGCGCTCAGGGGCACGGCTCACACGGTAAATCAACACAGCGTCTTCCAGCAGTTCTTTTTGTTTGAATACTTTGTAGATCTGTTCTAGGATACTGCGCCCAAAAGGCCAAAATACATCCAGGCCTTCGTTCAGGCTGATATGAACCACGTGCTTGGCATCCAAACAAACTTCGTTCATGGCAGTCATAAATCTGCTGTTGCCCACGCCGCCGCCGGTGCCACCATTAGGCATGGTGTAATTGGCATTGCCTGATATGGTGCCTGTCACAGGATTGGTCATGTAGTCTGTGGTGGTCTTGGCTGCCACAGTCATGTTCTGGAAGTTGGGGTTGATGTCACGGATTACATACTGTTCAGGACGCTTGCCTTCTGATTCGTTTACAATCACGCGGGCCACTTTGCTCATGTCCACCCACATCATTTCAAATGTTTCAGGGTCGCGCACAAACAATTGATCGCCGTACTTGATGGTGTTGCGGAACAGTTTGAATATGCGCTGATCCAGCTTGTTCAGCTTGATCCACTGTTGCAGTTGTTTCTTTATGATCGAAACTTCGTTGTCTGTGGGCTTGTCACGATAATCAACTTCAAACGGTGTGCCGTTTTGCTCGTTCATCTGTGTGGAAAACTCAGCAATGATGTCCAGGCATGCATTGATTTCGCTGTCCATGTCCATGTTTTCGTATTGATTGTAACGTTCAATACGGTTGGGGTGTCCTGAGTACACTTCTGGCAGTCTTGACGCATAGTTGCGGAAGATAAAGTCCGCAGGCATGCCTGTGTCTGAGCCATCGTTTTTGTTGTAGCCAGGAAGTCCATATTGGTTCCTGCCTGAAATAGGGCTCATGACACCTGTGGTGTCTGCTACTCTGAAATACTTGCGCCAGCCGGGTTGTTTGGGTTCTGCCATAGTTTATTATTTATTGTCAGTTGCTGGCTACCTGTGCTAATCGCTCGCTGGCCTTGGCCGTGGCCTGCA